ATTTTCTTTATTATCTTTATGCTATAATCTTCTTTACTTACTTTGTTTACTTCTACTTCATACTTTGTTCTATCTATTGTATAGAGTAGATTGTCTATCTCTTTTCTGTACATTGTAGTTATCCTTTTCTTTAGTTTGTGATATAATCTAGATATAAATAAAAAGCCCTAATCATAATTGACTAGGGCTAATTATCTAGGTTTTAAAAAGTAGGCTATTTTTTTAGGTCGCTATTGCTACCAATTATAACATAGTCCGCAATTTTAAAACTTTCGGTGTAGTAATGTACTCTAGAAGCGGTAAATGTTCCATCATCATTTTTAACTACTAGGAAGTCTCCGCTTTGATTAGTTAGTTTGTATTGTGGCTTTCCGTCTTTGGTTTTACCATCTCTAACTAGTGCTTGAAATCTAACACTTTGACCTTGTGTTTTATTAACTTCGGCTATTTTAGTTTTAGCCTCTAGTTTTAAAACTTCTAACTTTGTGCTAGGTTTTTTTACTTTGTTACTTACTACTTTGTTGGATAGTTGACTTTCACTAATTCCCATTGCTTTTAAAAGTTTACTATCTACTTGTGATATACTCATAGTATATACCTCCTGTTTTTTATTATCTAGGTTATTTCAAAAAGCCGTTAATCATCATTGACTAACACTATAATTTATTATAATATAATGATTATTACAAGTATTATAAATATAATGGTGTTTCGTGGTGCGGAATCTTTTCCGCTCAATATTGGGTATATGTTATAAAATATTTATTAATCCGAATCAAAACCGAATTTTCAACCAAACTAGAGGGTATAGAGGGTTCGCACATAGGGGGGGTATGCGGTCAAAAACAAGTACACACATTCTAATCCAATTTTTCAACATTATGGTATGTCTAAATCGCTTTCCATTTCCTTTACTATAATGCATTTGGGCAAATTTTTTGTAAATTTTTTTGGGAAAACTGTAAGAGGGGGACTATAGGGGGAGTTTAATAATGCTTTATTAAGTATTATAATAAGACTTATATAAGACTTATTAATGCTTTATTAATGCTTTATAATACAATATAATCAAATTGAACAATTAAACAAGGTTTTTGTTTTACTTTGAATTTGACAGATTTTTTACCTATATTTCGATTATGGATAAGATGAATTATAATTCTAAGACAATCAAAGGTGTTACCCATTACCTTTACACCACTCATATAGACTTTAAGAGAGCATACCCTGAGTATGAAACAATAAAAACATGGAGGAAAGGCAACGAAGGAGATTGGGTTAGCACCGATGATGATGGAGTAGTGCAGATACTTAAGAAAGGAGTGATTGCAGATAAAAGCGGTAATAAGAAACCTTACATCCGTACTATTTGTGGAACTTTCCTTACGGAAAGTAATTCTGTTATGGATAATGTTGTTGCCGAAAACATATATACTTTCTCGGGAACTAACGAATATAAAAGATTTATTAAAAAAGAAGACGTAAGTAGTCGTGAAGTGTTATTTGCCCGTTATCTTGCTAGTGGCGAGAATGCTGTTTCTGCTTACAAACGTGCTTATTCTACGGAAAACGACCAATATGCTAAGGCTAGGTCAACACAATTACTAAAAACAAAGAGGATACAAGCAATGATTAGTGAAGAAGTCAAAAAAGTGCTAGATGAAGAGGGTGTGTCGCCTAATTACATTATCAGCAAGTATAAACAAATCTCGGATATAGGCGAAAATGATGCTACTACGTTACGAGCACTAGATTCTTTGGCTAAAATAAGTGGTCTATTTGAAACAAAAGAGAATGTGAAGGAACAATTGACTGTATGGCAAGGGTTTACACCTGAACAACTCGAACATATCAAACAAGAGAAACTACTTGGACATGCCGAAAAAGATAAATAAAGATAAAGATGATAAATCTACAATTGTAAAAATTAATTTTGAGGGTACATTGCCCGACGAAGTGATTGACGTAATAAAAAAGTCTAAGTATAGAGTTAAAATTAAGAAAATACCAAAAGACCTTTGCAAAGTGTGTGATTATAATTTATATTACGATGACAATTGCTCACGCAGAATTGCAATTACAGAAGATAGAAAACTAACAACAGAAGTTGTATCATGGTTATGCCCTAAATGCTTTAGCGAGTTTGATATGGATGATAACCTTTTACAATTAATGACCAAAGATGAACTTGGTCAATCATAAATAAAGGAGAAATGCCATGCCAAGCGGAAAAGGAACATATGGTTCTAAAAAAGGAAGACCTAAAAAGAAATTAGGTTCTAGATTGAAAAAAGCAGTAAGTAAAGTTAAAAGTAGAGTTAAAAAAGTTAAAAGCAAAATTCAATCTAAAAGAAATATGAAAAAAATTAACAAAATGGCGGTAAAAGCGGAAAAGAAGAAAAAAGGTAGTGGATTAAAGAAAGTTACCATCGCTAAAAAAGCAAATCCGTCAAAAATAAAGGCTACAGGTAAAATTAGAAAAGGTATGAAAGCGGTTAAAATGACAGAAGGTGGAGCATATGCTAAATACTCTAAAAAGTCTAAGGCTGCTAAATCTTTTAGAAGTGCATTTGCTGCTGCTAAGAAAAAAGGTCAAAAAACATTTACATGGGATGGTCGTAAATATTCGACTAAAACTAAGTAGTATGCCTTATTTTGGAAAAACATCTAAAAAGAATCTTTCGACATGTGATACAAGGCTTCAAAAAGTATTCAATGAAGTTATTAAACATGTTGATTGTTCTGTTCTTGAAGGATATAGAAGTGAAGATAGACAAAACAAGTTGTTTGAAGAAGGAAAAACTAAAGTTCGATACCCGAATGGTCGTCATAATTCTAATCCTAGTATGGCTGTGGATGTTACCCCTTATCCTGTTGATTGGGATGACAGGGAACGTCAAACTCTCTTTGCTGGGTTTGTTATTGGTATTGCTCGTCAAATGGGCATTACGTTAAGATGGGGTGGCGATTGGGATAGAGATTTCCAAGTTATGGATAATCGATTTGATGATTTTCCTCATTTTGAAATAATGGAGGATTAAATGGCTAAAAAAGTAAGTTGGATGTATGGTGGTAAAAGATACTATGGTACACTCATAAGAGAAACAAAAACACATAAGTTTGCTAGAACACATAATGGCAAAACTAAAAAGATAGTCAAGAGGAAAAAGAAATAATGGCTACAAAGAAGAAAGACTCTAGATTAGCAAGAGCAGGTGTAAGCGGTTACAATAAACCTAAAAGAACACCTAACCACCCAAAAAAATCTCATGTTGTTGTTGCAAAAGTAGGTAGTAAAGTAAAAACTATTCGTTTTGGGCAACAAGGAGTTAAAACTGCGGGCAAACCTAAAAAGGGCGAGTCTATGAAACAAAAAAATCGTAGAAAGTCTTTTAAGGCTAGGCATGGCAAAAATATTGCAAAAGGTAAAATGTCGGCAGCATATTGGGCGAACAAAGTTAAATGGTAAATGGCTAATCTAAATCTTAATGGAAAGATAAGTGATAAGGAAAAAATACTTCAAACTGCATATAGTGATTTAATTGCATTTGGTAAATTATTTTCTCCTCAAGACTTTTTAGCATCCGCTACACCACAATTTCATCGTGAGGTCGGAGAACTTCTTATTGACCGCACTAAACAACAATTATGTCTTGTTTTGCCTCGTGACCATGCGAAATCTACCTTGGCTGCTACCGCCATACTACATCGCTTTTTATTTGCTACTAAGGATGAACCTGAGTTCATTGCTTGGGTAGGCGAGGCACAAGACCAAGCGATAGATAACATTCAATGGATTGCTAATCATATTTATCAAAACCCTGCTATACATTATTACTTTGGAGACTTGCAAGGAGATAAGTGGACTAAAAACGAAATCGTGTTAGCCAACGGGTGTAGAATGATTGGTAAAGGTGCATCACAACGTCTTAGAGGTAAAAAGCAGTATTCAACTAGATACACTGGC